TAGGAATGATATCGATGCTTCCGAAATCTGAAACATAAGAAAGAACGCTTCTGATTAAGGTTTTTCCGCTAACATCCTGGGTGAACTGGAAGTTTCCATCAGAAACAGTAGAGCGGGTGTAATCGGTGATCTTGTTCATCACGGCTGGGCCGGCAAACAATTTATAGGAACCTTTGGCTCCACTCGCTTCGTATACTGCCTGAAGCAATCCACGAAGAGCAGACTCGGTAAGACTCGCAAAGTTTACACGAGACCCACTCACAGAGCGAAAGCCTTGTTTTAAGGAAGTGTCGAATGTGTTACCTACAAAAGCAGGATCACTCCATACGCCGAGGCCACACATGGTAGCACCAGCGGAAGAAGAACCAGCGGACTGGTCATTACCTGATCCAATAGCAGTCTCGATTGAGCGCTTGAGTTGGATGAGGGACTTTGCTTTGGCTGAGTTGTAGAGACCATTTTGACCATTAGGAGCGACATCGACCATCTCAGCCTGGCGGCCAATTGCGAAACGATCCTGGAGGGTTTGGACCCGGTTACCAAGACGAGCGCGGGACTCGATGAGGTTCGACATATCATTAAGAGTGTAATCGATTCCATCCGCGTTTCCTGCGATGCTTGGGTCGTTAAGGGAGTCCACTAACCACTCGTTTAAAGTTGCCTTAGGAGCAGATGATTGTGGGAGAAATGAAAACAAGGGCGTCTCAGTAGGCTCGACAGTTTTTAGAAGGTTTTCTAAATTTTCGCGAGCGCCTTGGTTTGCATTTACGCTATATGAAGTTGCTATTGCCATTTTTAATAAGAGTTTTGAATTTTAATAATTAAAGTTTTAGTCGCTAAGAAATGCGGCTAAGTCATTAACCGAGAGAGTTCCTTTACGCTTAATCGATTCTTTCTGTTTCTGTTTCCGGGTTGCGGCGTTCTCCACAGGGGGAGATACATTACCTCCATCGGTAGGAGGTGGAGCCTTGGGCTTGACCGCTTTCTTTTTTGGTGCGGTGCTTGCCTTTTGGTCGGCCTTGATCGCTTCGATACCCCTTACGAGAGTAGCGGCGATAAAGTCACCATTGGGAAGATTGCTTAGTACATGACTGTACTGCTTTTTAAGATTACCGAATAACTCCTGTCGGGACTCTGCTAACTCACTATCTTCGTTTAACCATGAGTGGGTTGTGATAGTGTCCTGTTGCCATTGCGATTTTTCAGCCAGGTATTTCTCCCGTGCTGGAATCTTTTCGGTAAGGTACTCGTCTGCCTGGGTTAGAATGTTGCGAATATCATCATCGCTGTATTCCTTGCCATCGACTTCTACATAATCCTTACCGATATTCTGCAATGCGAACTTCTTGGCGGCTTGGGCTTCCTGCTGGAGTTTCTTCAAATCTTCAAATGATTGAATGTTTTCCAGTTCAGGTTGCTTGACCGGTTCTCCTTGAGAAGTGCCTTGGGTTTTGAGGTTTTGGATCTCGGCCTTGAGTGATTCAGCAGTTTCTTCTGCTGACTTAGCCCGTGCGGTAAGTTTATTTACCTGCTTTAATAGCTTGCCTACTGCCTTGGGGGGTTCTTCGCTTTCGCTTTCGTCCTCCCCCTCGTCAGATTCCTCTGCCTCTTCTTCTTCGGTATCTTCTTCCTCTTCGGAAATAGACTGTGAAAGAACATCTTCTTCTACCTCTGCTTCTGCGTCTTCAGAACTCTCGGTGACTTCTGCTTTCGCCTCATCGGTATTGGCCTCCTGATCCTGTTCGACTTGATCGACAAAACTTGCCGCCAAATCTTCCATGCTCATTGGGCCTCGCGCTTGATTGTCTTCTGCTCCCGTAGATTCAGCCGGAGCCTCGCTAATAACTGTTTCTGCCATAATTTCTCTGCGTTTGAAGAGTTCGCACTCTCTTACATTGTTCTGCGGAGTAGATACACCCCGCCAATGACAATTTTAGCAGATGAAAATCTTAATTTTTCAGGAAATTTTAAAAACTTCCCAATTATTTATAAACTTCTCATATTTGCCCCGACTACTTGGATTGTGAGGGCATAAAGTTGCGCGGATTCCTGTTAATTGAAGGCATGGAATTAAGTACCAACAGTTCTTAGGCTCAACATAGGCCGCCACCACATCGACCTTGGTGCAATCAATTGGATCTTTCTCCTTCGATCCTGTTGCCACCGTTACCATGTACCTGCCCAATCCTCCCCGTCCCTCTTTCATCAATCCGCCTGTGCCTTTTATCTGCACTTTAAATGGGCGGCCTGCCTGGTTCATAACGATGCAGTCCTGTGGCAGGTAATCTCCTAACGGGATAAAAACCTCAAGCCCCTGCCTTAGAGCTTCAGTAAAAAATATCTGCTCGTACAGGTTACCCTGTCTCTTCATCTTCGTCCGAAAGTTCTATCTCACTCTCGAACTCCAAGACATCTTCACCCAGCCACTCGTTTAGATCATCCATTGCGATCTTGGCCATATCCATATCCTCAATGTCGGACTCATCCAACCATCGGTTTAATAAAGCACGATGCTCGTTCTTAAATTTTTGATGCGGAGTGATCGTCATCTTTCTCATCGAGTAATGTTATGATGCGGTGAAAGGCGGCAATCTCACCCGATAGTCGGGCAAGCTTTTCGGGGCTATCGATGTGCTGGTAATCCATGAAATCCAATAAGCACGATTCTTTCTGCTCATTTATAAATTTAATAATGGCCTTGAACTCGGTTTGATCCTTTAAACCGGCAACTGCGTCTTGAATGGTCATGCTTTCCGTTTTTTAGGCTTTGCCTGTGACGCTTTGATGGCACTTGTTTTTGGATAGCCCTTATCACCAGGCTTATTCATCCGCTCGCCCGAGCCTGCTTTAATGCGTTTCTTCTTAGCGGCGATATTCGCCCACAATCCAGGTTTCTTCTTTTTCATTACCATTTAACTTTATTAGCCCAATAAGCCGCAGAGGTTTTACCTTTTGCAATGTTCTTGGCGTGTCTGTTTTTGAAACTTTCACGCTTTTGCTTCATCGCCTGACTCTCACCCTTCTTTGGCTTGCCAGCGGTTTTAGCACCCTGTTCGCCAAATCGAATCATTCTGTCCTTACCATCATCCTTTATCAAAACCACATGGGATTTAGTTGGATGATTGGGTGTTCTCTTGGGCTTAGAATACCCTGCAAAAGTTATTCCTCTATAGTTTATGCTCATACACTTGTGCCTGGCACATTGCCTGGCGCAGTCCCTAACTGTCCAATTTTAGCGTTCTGCCGTTGAGTCTGCTGGAACTCTAACTGAGAAGCATATGTTTGTAACCTCTTCGCAAAGTTCTCATCGGATTGTAGTCTCTCCTGAACATCGGTGGCTGGTATCGCCTCACTTCCGGCAATATACGATTCCAATACCTGTAACCTGAGTTGGGCATTCGCCCCCTTCTCGGGTGCATTAACAACCTGACCCGATGCAATCTTTGCAATGTCATTCGAGGTTTCAATAATCTCCTTCGTTGTGGCCTCCTGTTGAGGCATGATTAATTGACCGGCAAGGTTTGGATCGATTGCTTCCAGTACCTTCCTTAAATACACATCAAAGCGAGCCTGACCGCTTCGGTCATACTGCGCCATTAGCTTACCTACAGTATCGAGCTTTTCGATCACTTTGCTTTCATCTGCATTCATCGAGTTCCATGAAATATTAAAGTCATACAACTCCGCAGTTTCATCCAAAATTAACTGCGCACCCTGCTCATTATTGGTTACCCGAAACCAAATCATCGGACCTGAGTAAGTACGATCCAAGCACCATACACGCTTGAGGATCTCCTTCCATCCACTAAGCCAGCAATTTACCAGGTGCTGTTTGAGCGTATTAGCCTCCACCGCATCGTCAGGACCAGTCGGCCGACCGGTGATCTTTTCAGCCAGCCTGCGGATATCCATCTCTACTTGGGTGGATGCCGGTGAAAACCTAGGAGTTTCCATGAATCCAACCTCCCCGCGCCTACGCACTCCCAAGGTAGCACCAGGGCCTAAACGCTCAGGCCGCCTGCCAATTTGGTACTCAATCGGTGGCATGGTAGTCATCGATGCGGCATCGCGCCTTGAGTCTAACTCTGTCTTTACCGCAATCTGATAGCTCTTTAACAACTCAGGGTATCCGCGAGAGTCCAATAAACGATGGTTTAAATGCTCTCTCGTGATACATACAAATGGATATCTGCCCTCATCGTACCCGATAGGCTCATGGAACCCAGCCTCGTCCATCTCCTCGGTCCAACAGGTCTTGGTAACCACAGGCACATCATCTTCATCGAGTTCCTTACGATAGGTAGTGATTACCTTAATTAATCCCTCGTAGTGCTGGCTTCCATAGTTGTTTCCATAGTCATAAGACATCATGGAGTCGCTGTAACGCTCCTCCTCGAAAAAATCTTTTGCGAGTTTTATCGCTTCTTCAATCCAGTCGGCATCCCATCCCTCATTGACCTTCTGCTTTAAGGCTTCAGGCGTGTAATAGTGAATACAATGAATTGACCTAGCACTTTCCAAATCGATCACATTGCTATCCACAATTAATTCACGCCCAAGCTCATACGCTTTAACTGCGGGACGATTAACCACCATCTTTTCAGTAGGTATTTCTGTCTCACCTGTTTCCCGAAGTTCTTTGAGCATCTTCTTTACCCGTCTCTTCTTTAGCTTTGGGAACATTGGATAGAACATCTCCTCGACTCCCTCCTTCATGTCGGGATCTTCAATAGCCAAAGCCAATTCAGGTGACTGCTCCTCTATCTGTGCCAAGCTTATAGGCTCAAACTTCCTAGTCTTCTCCTGCTTCCAGTATGTGCCAAAGAAAGTAAGGCCGTTCTGCAATAAATAATTAGCACCTATCGATGCTTCCCGCATAAGCTCATCCATCGTACCCATCCGCCAACGCAAAAACTCACTCACCAGCTTGGCCGATGCTATGTCGCCCGATTCAACCGGGGCGGCGACCAGGTTGGCCTTAGTCAAAGACTGCACCAAGGTAGCCACATCCCCGTCAATTAATGGGTTTATAAGGTTGGGATCGAGGTCACTTGCGCCGTCCCACGGGAAGGCTTCAGGTCCACTCTTTTTCCCATCTCCCGATTTGCCCGCCCATTCGTTAAAGCGAACCTCCCGAGCATCCTCGGCTTTATCCATCCACCATGACAAATTAGTCCTTGCTCTTTCGTAATCTTTTTTAAGCCCATCCACATCGGGCTTTTCCTCAAATATCTGTACTTCGTTTTCCATTTTAACTTTTTAAGTTTAGCATTTTATTTCTTATTTTTTTCAGGGCGTTCTGCTCGATTCGATGCAATGTGACTGCCGATGCTCCCACAAAATCCGCAATCTCCTCCAAGGTCATAGGTTCAGGATCATGCCCCTCTTCCATTAATTCCAATCCACTCTCCACCACCATTTCACGAAGCATGGCATCGATTCTCCGATCCATAGCCTGCGGAGACTCAGACCAATCGGTACAGGTTTTCCTCACCCTCCACCTTCTTTACTAATATTTTACTTTTTGGAGGGTGGTTATTAAGTGGCCTCTTCACGCACACACCCACACCCTCACGATCATCAAAATAAATCCGCATTAATCGAGGGTTAGGCACAGGGCCTAATACCCGAGCTTCAATAATCGATGGTTTAATCACTACAGGCTCTTCCTTAACCTTCTGACCCTCCTCCTTATACACCCTCTGTACCGTTGCCCGACTAAATCCCGATTCCTTGGCGACCTGTGGCCATGTTTTACCGCTTTCACGAAGCCTGACAATCTCCTCGCGATTCTCAGGCATTACCTTTTTTACTTTCTTTTTAATAACTCCCTCCCCCAGTTGAGATTAATTCCTCCTCATCAAAATATTCAAAGTTTCCCACAGCGAAGTAACGGCAGGCATCTACGAAGTCTTTGGAAGCGTGCTTCAAGTCACCAATCTGATACTCCTGCATACAGGCGATAAGGTTCTGACATTCATCCGAAATCATCAGCTTGGGATGATTTTCCAATCCCATCTCCTTTGTCCGATCCCATGCCAGTAAATTATTAATCGCCTGTAATCCCGTCTCGATGTCCAACCCCTCCGCAGGGTTTACCGGTAAGCCCTCATCCGCTAAATCATCAATGATATTAGAAGATCCTTCCGACTTCTGATAACTCGCCGCTCCTAAACGAGGGTCAATTATTCGATCAACCATCCGATCACCCTCCATTCTACGAATGACCTCTGCATAATCCCGTAAACCAAACCCATTCGGCTGGGCGGCCTCGCCTGGGCTAACCTTATCTCCCTTCGTCATATCAATCCATCCACCATAAGTGTCAAAATCAGGAAACTCCTTAACCGCCCAGGCGACCCCATGTGGATCAATACCAAATAATACCATCGTCCAAGGCTTTGCCCCCGCAGGGTCTATCGAAAGTACCCACGAGGCATCCGCATCGTCCGCCATGACAGGTACATCCTTCGCCTGCACGATGTTCTTGTCCGAAAAGGCGGGAAACACAGTCTTTGACGCTTTAACAGGCACCCCATACGCCCGACAAAGGATGGTTTCCCTCTTTTCCCCCTCCAATTGCGTCTTCATGGCAGACCAACCGCCAAAGGGATTGGCCGCTGTGTGGAAATAAACGACTGAACTAGCTTTTCTTAATGGTTGTTGGACCAATGGAACCTCTTCACCGTCCAAAAGGTCAGCTTTTGTCGATTCCACAGTCTTTGCACCCGTAAGCATACTCTTTACTACCGAGTTCCACCCGTCCACAGCGGTGAAGCTGATGATTCCTGTTGCTGGTCGAACTACTCCATCATATTCGCTCGCATGGGAGCGTGTTACGCATCTAAATCTTAGCGTTTCAACCCAGGGCATAGGTATCAATTCATCTGCCCAAAAACCAATATTAAATGTCCCGTTGACCGGAGGTCGCGGACATCCGATCTCCCCTCCTTCGATTGTAGAAATGTCCTGACTCCAATTCCTAAAGATACATTGGCTTCCGTTATTTAGCGTGAATTTAGCCGCTGTGAAGCCATTACGAAGGCTGTACATCACATATCCAACTTTCCCCCTGCCTAGTGTCTTTAATTCTTTAGGTAGTGCATTGTATACAAGGGCTTGTTGAAATTGGATCGAATTTGCCGATGTTTCAGTTAAGCACCAAATAATCGCTCCAGGGTTCTCAACGAGGCATTTAACTACCCGCTTAGCCGCGTAAAATGATTTTCCAGCTCTGTTACCCCCCATAAGGAGAATTTCTGAGTGATTCTTTAACTGCTCATCTGCTAACTTCCATGTCTCCAATTCAAACCCATGACGATATGGGTCATCCTTCTCCAGCTTGATAGCTTCCTCACGCCTTTCCCAATATGCGAGGATCTTCTCAGGCGACATCCTCAGCATCTCGGACTTGCTGAGTGGCGGGATGGCGGGATGCGGTGACCATTCTAGTGGCATGGCTTAATGATAGCAGATTATCAGTTGCGGGTAACCTCGGGGCGGGCAATTTGTTGAAATTTTTTTGT